AAATGGAAAAGATTGACGGATTAACACTGAGGCAGATTATGACGAAGGGAACTACGCAGGGCGTGGCTAGCCTTACTAATGCTCAGTATGATGCGTACAATAAGGCTATTCTGAACCAGAAGGCTGGCGTTCCTAATTTTAGCAAGCAGCCGCGCAAATATTCATCTGGCGGCGCTGTAAAAGGCATGGGCGCTGCAATCTCCGGAACAAAATTTAAGGGGATATTTTGATGAAATTTGATGTGCAAAGAGCTGCTGACGAAAAGCGGATTGAACTTGAAAAAATGCGCCGTGAAATTGGGGCGTATGATGACGCTGTTCAGCGTGAGGCCCGCAAAGGTAAAGGTAGGCGTGGAAAAGCCCGCAAGCAAGCCAAGACCAGAAAAATTGTAGATGAAATGCTGGCTAACAAGGCGGCTAGGTTGGCTAACCCTTTACCTAAAAGCGGCTCTCAGAAGTTTGCTGATGTTGAAGGTTATGAAGGCGGCGGTGAAGTGCGTGGGTGTGGTTCTGCTGTTCGCGGAATTAAATTTAAAGGAGTATTCTAATGTCTGGCATCATCCGCATTGAAATCGACATGAATAGCATCGAGGACATGATGCCCGGCTACGGCGATGGGGATGATGATAACTTTGTGTGTCCTATTGCGACACAAGATGAAGATGTTAATGAAGAAAACAAGCAATCTGCCATCGACCAGTATTCATACGGGCCAACCACCGCAACTTGGGAAAACAAAAACGCCCGTTGCGGCACTTGCTCGTATTTTAACTTGCAGTCGTCTATGCTTAATTGCATTTCAGAAGGCTTGGGGCTAGAAGAGGGCGTGGGTTACTGCGATAAGCTCCATTTTGCTTGCTCTATGGAGCAGGTTTGTAATTTGTGGGAATTGGGCGTTCCTAAAACAGATGGCGACTTAGAAGATTATCCTTCTGATATGGGCAATCAAAGGGATATTCTATGATGAGGTTGGGGCGGGTTTTGGCAATGCTAGGGCATAGCCCTTCCGCTCTGGCTGGCGCGAGGGTTCCCTCCACCTTACGCGCCGCTTTGCCCGTCCCAGCACTTTTATAAAAGAGGTAGAAAATGGCTATTGAAAAAGGTATTGGTGCTGGCGGTGAAAACGTCATCCCTATGAACCCAGAAGAACAAATTGACATTGTGGAGTTAGCTGCGCAACCAGGTCAAGTTACTATGGACGATGGCTCTGTCCTCTTGGGCGATGTTTCAGAAGAAATGATGATGGCAGAAGTACCAGTTGACATTCCTTTTGATGCCAATCTCGCTGACTTTATGGATGAGTCTGAGGCAACTTCCATTGCCTCTGATTTGATGGGTGATGTTGAGGATGATATGTCCTCTCGTGAAGATTGGGAAGATACTTACAAGAAGGGCATTGAATTGTTAGGCATGAAGTACGAAGAGCGGTCACAGCCGTTTGAAGGTGCTTCTGGTGTGGTTCATCCTTTGCTTGCTGAGTCTGTTACGCAGTTTCAAGCGCAGGCTTACCGTGAATTGCTCCCTGCTGGAGGCCCTGTTCGCACTCAGGTGATTGGTGACGAGACTACTGACAAGCTTCAGCAGGCAGACCGTGTAAAGAATTACATGAATTACCAGATTACCTATGAAATGGAAGAATACGACCCTGAGTTAGACCAGATGCTATTCTACCTACCGTTAATAGGTAGTACCTTTAAGAAGATTTACTTCGACCCTCTGTTACAGAGAGCCGTTTCTAAGTTTGTTCACGCCGAAGATTTGGTTGTTCCTTATAATGCAACTGATTTAGCGTCTGCTTCTCGCATTACGCACATTGTAAAGATGGATAAGAACGAAATCCGCAAGCTTCAGCTTACAGGTTTCTATTCTGACATTGATTTACCAGGAGATGGCTACTCTGAAGAAGATTATTCAGAGGTTCAAGAGGTTCTTGATGGTGTTCAGGGGATGTCTCCGACAGGAACTAACGAAGATATTACGTTATACGAAGTGCATACAAACTTGGATTTGCCAGGATTTGAAGATATGGACGCCGAAGGTACAGAAACTGGCCTAAAGCTTCCATATATTGTAACGATTTGTGAAAAGAACGGCAAAGTTCTGTCTATTCGCCGTAATTATGAGCAGACAGACCCATTACGCCGTGCCAAGCCGTATTTTGTGCATTATAAATTCCTACCCGGTTTGGGTTTCTACGGTTTTGGCCTTACACACATGATTGGTGGCTTGTCTCAAGCAGCAACCAGTCTTTTAAGACAGCTAATTGATGCTGGCACCCTATCAAACCTCCCAGCAGGGTTCAAGGCGCGTGGCGCTCGTATTCGTGACGAGGATGAGCCTTTAAATCCGGGTGAATTCCGCGATATTGATGTTGCGGGTATGGACATCCGACAATCCTTAATGACCCTGCCTTTTAAAGAGCCTTCTCAGACGCTCTACGCGCTTCTAGGAACGCTTGTAGACTCTGGGCGCAGGTTTGCCTCTATGGCGGACATGAAGGTGGCTGAGATGGGCGGAGAAACGCCTGTAGGCACTACTATGGCTATCATGGAGCGCGGCACAAAAGTTATGTCCGCTATTCATAAGCGCTTGCATTACTCTCAGAAGGTTGAGTTCAAGCTTCTGGCTAATGTTTTCGCTAAGTTCATGGCGCCTATGTACCCATATGCGGTGCCTGGTGCCCCACCTGAAATAAAAGTAACTGACTTTGATGACCGCATTGATGTGTTGCCTGTTTCAGACCCGAACATTTTTTCTATGTCGCAGCGCATTGCGTTGGCGCAGACAGAATTGCAGTTAGTCCAGTCTAATCCAGAAATTCATGGCAATGAGCGTGGATTGTATCAAGCGTACAGAAAAATGTACGAAGCATTAGGAGTTACAAATGTTGATGCCATACTCCCTCCACCACCTGTACCACAACCTACAAATCCGGCTAAAGAGAATCAGGAAGCTATGCGAGGCAAACCTTTACAAGCTTTCCCAGAACAGAATCATCAAGCGCATATCGAGGCACACCTCGCAATTATTGCAACGCCTGTGGCACAGGCTAACGCAGCTATAGTGATGACTTTGCAAGGTCATATTCAAGAACATCTTGGATTTATGGCTGAAGCTATGGCGCAGGAAGAAATCACCTCCAGCCTGACACCAGAAGATATTATGGCGCTTCAGGCCACACCAGAGGGCATAAAAGCTATGCAGGATGACATTGCTTCTCGTGCCGCTGAGTTGGTTGGTGAGCTAACAGAGCAATACGCACAAGCTGTAGCGCCTCCACAACAGACTGACCCGCTTGTGGCTATCCGCCAGCAGGAATTAGCTCTTCGTGAAGCTGATATCCAGCGTAAGGTTAAGGAGGCCGAGGACAAGGTACAGTTCGAGCGTGAAAAAGAACTAAATGACCAGATGGAATCTGCGGCTCGTTTAAATATCCAAGAGAAGGGTATTAATGAGCGTACTCGTGTGGCGGAGGAGCGTATTCAGACACAGCGCGACATAGCTGCACTCAACAACATGACGAAGGGGCAATAAAATGTAAGCAAGTTCATTAAATCGCAAAGTTGCGGAGATAGAAAAAGCCAAGAAAGTGGAGCGCAGAAATGCCCTTATTGAAAGGTACAAGTCAGAAAACGATATCGTCAAACATATCAAAACTGAAGAGCGAGGGGTACCCGCAGAGACAGTCAGTAGCGATAGCGTTATCGACAGCGGGGAAATCAAAGCCAAGCCAGCAAAGGCCAAAAAAGCCAGTGTCGCTAAAAAGGGGTGGGCTAGTAAAAAACTTCTCTCCAATAGCAAGGCCACAGAAGTTTAAAGGTGTATTCTAATGACATATGCTATGGAGAGGATTCTGGCGTGGAAACTTTTGCCACGCGGAATGATGGGCGTGATGACTTGGATGTATATCGAAGTGTTATACTGGTTTATGGCACTCAGTCCAGAAGCAATGACCTCTCAAGCGACAGCGCTAACTGCAACCGTGACGGGCGCCATGACAGGCGCCTTCGCCGTTTGGTTAGGGCATGAAAAGTAAATGCCTATAGAGCTTCAGTATTGGTTGGTGTTCATGGTCACGCTAAACACCTTTATAAACGTGATTGTGTTCTTTAGACATAGGTTTAAAGGCAATGCCAAGAGTTAGTGAAAATACTGAAGTAGCTCTGCCGCTACGGAATATCATCAGCATGATTGC